AATTACCACCTTTTTTAGAATATTTGGATTGTACTAATAATAAATTAACTATTATACCATTTCTTCCTAAAACTCTTGGGTGGTTGTATGTATCAAATAATATTTTGACCGAATTGCCATTTCTACCCTTAAAGTTAAGAATACTGGAATGTTCTAATAATAATTTGTGTAATCTTCCCAAATTACCAACTAAAGTTAAATATGTGTATTGTATTAATAATAATTTAACTGATTTACCTGATATGCCAGAAAATATACATTATCTATTTTACTCAAATAATCCTATTTATAATTTTGTAGACATGTATTTTTACGGGAGTAAAATAGCATATTTTGAATGGAAAGATTCATATAAAAAAATATACGTATCTAAATTATCTAATTGGTTTTTGGAATGCAAATATAATCCTAAATATAAATATTGTAGAGATAGAGTTAACTCTGAATACGATGAACTAATTAAATGCTAATAAGTTTATTTAATATCGTTTATAACTTATTTAAATAATAGATTATATAATTATAAATGAATAAATATACATTTTTTTATATTAATGGATGTCCTGGTGCACGAGCTGTACGATTGTATATGAAATATAAAAATGTTTTAGCCGAAGAAGTATTATTGAATATGAGCAAAGGTGAACATAAAACCGAAGAATATTTAAAACTTAATCCAATGCACACAGTTCCAACCCTAAAAATAGAGTATCCAGATGGTAGTGTGGAAGGTGTATATGAATCAAGGATAATACTTAAACATTTAGATAACAACACTGATATTGAAGTAGATAAGTGGTTATATTGGGATTTAGGATTTTTGTATCCAAATGTAGGTAAAATAATTTATCCACGTATTTTTAGAAATGAAGAACCAAATATAAAAGATCTTCCTAATTTAGTTGAAAAATTTGAGTATTTAAATAAAACATTAGAAACCCGCGATTTTTTGGTTGGCGATACTTTAACAATAGCAGATATATCTTGTTGTATGATAATTGAAAACAGTCAAATATGCAGTGATTATATTGATGTAAAAGATTATCCAAATATAGTATCATGGATAGAAAATATAAAAAAAAAGGTAGGCTATGATAATTGGAATGAAGTAATGATACCATTTTATAGAACTAAGAATTAATGATTAGTACCTCTGTTTCTAGGTTGTCCAGTTCTTTTAGAATAATTATATGTTGACGATTTATTAAATTTATAATTTTGATCTTTGTAGTTAGATACATGGATATTTTTAAATTCATACAAATAAATATTAGTAAGTGGTTCGTATTCTTTGTTAACTGTATTGTTCAAAGCATTAAGGATAAGAAGGTTAGTCAAAAGTGTATTCATAGTGTTTACTTATAATTAATATGCACAATCAAATTGAAATCAATTTTATACTTTTATTATGATTTAAAAATAATAGTTTACTTTATACTATGTTTAACATAGACAAACGTAGTAAAATACTAAACACATCTATAATTTCCCCAGCTGCTCTGGGTAAAGGATTAAAAAATACAATAGATGAAATTAAAAGTTTTTCTATAAAAGGTAAACAACATATTTTATTTTCTGACTATCAATTAACCTATGGGAAAAATCTAAGTACTAATATAAATATACCTTATATCAAAAAATATATAGTAAGAGATTTACTTATAATTAATCATCCTGATGATGCAGAACGGTTAGCAAATAAACATATTAAAAAAAATCCTATGTTAGAACCTCTTCTATATAATAGTATTATTTCAACTACTAATGTGATAGAATGGAAACACCAACGAAAAGTTTTTAATCAAGCATTTAGTGTTAACACAGAACTTAAAAAACTTATTCCTATTTCAGTTAAAAGATCTGAATTTTGTGTTAAATTGTTGTGGGAACATAGTAACGAAGGCACAAATGAAGTCAATATTAATGATTTTTTTTTAAATGAAACAATGGCACAACTCCAGCTAGCGATGTTTGGATTTTCGAATGAGTTTCAAGAAAAAACAAATGACAAAATTCGCAAAGCATTTAATGGTAGTGAACCTGACTATACTAAAGAATATTTTTATGATTTCTTGGAAGAATTAAAAGATGGGAGTGGACCATTAACAGAAGCGTTTAGCAATAGGATTCCTAAAGATAAAAAAGAATTATTTGGAAATGCTATGATATTTTCTTTTGCAGGACATGATACGACTGGTAATACTTTATCTTTTTTAATGTATGAATTAAGTAAAAATCCTGAGTCCCAATATACACTACAAACTGAAATAGATTTATTTTGGAAGATGCAAGAGGAACATCCTATAACATATGAAGATTTTAAAAGACTTCCATATATGACGCGGTGTATTAATGAAACACTTAGGTTATGGTCTCCAATTCCTAATGGAACATATAGAGAACTTATAGAAGATGATTATATAATTGGTATTAATAATGAAAAGGTGATTGTTCCAAAAGGCACATATGTCCAAATACCGAATTGGTCACGTCATAGAAATCCGTTGCTATGGGGAAGTGATGCACATATTTTTAATCCAAATAGAGAATTCAAAGACGATGAGATTTGGAATAATAGTGTTATAAATAGTTATAATCCAAGTTCAGAACGATTTAGCCCATTTACCTATGGACCCCGAGATTGTATTGGTAAAAACTTTTCACAAATAGAAATGCGCATCATATTACTCCATTTATTAAAACATTATTCTTTTTCGTTAACCGAAAAACAAATGAATACTTACAATCAAGATGATTTAGGTTTAAACCAATTTACACTTGGTCCACGGGATATTTATGATTATAATAAGAATGGTCTCTATGTTAAAGTAACGAAAAGGCTTTTTAATTCTAGTTTATAGATACTTTTTAAGAAAAAGTATAGTCAAAAAATACTATTATTTTGTTAAAACTTTTGTTAAAAGTTTTAACTAAATTATTTTTTTTTTATACTATAATTTATGGAAGTTATAATTAATATTGCCGATATCGTTGCTATTCCGATGTTTTTAGTATTAGTTATTTATTTTGTTCAAAAGAAAAATAAAACTGTTTTTGAATTAGTTTTATTGTTAATGGTATCACTTGGCCTAATCATAGATGTTTGCTTTACAATTTATTTCTTATTTTTTAAGAAGCCAAAATGTTATCTTGAACTAGAAAAAAAATAAATATTAAGTCTTTGCATTCAATACTAATACTTGTAATACTTCCCTAACATAGCTTGTGAAGGACATATTTTAACTTCATTAATTTTATCTAATGTAGTAACTATCATTTCTCCATTTATATCAGAATACCCTATTTTACTAAAGCCCAAAGACATTAATTTATTAATACACATTCGACAAGGCAACGAATTACAGTAATGTCCCTTCAGCTGTGCTGTTTTATAGCTGGGGGCACGCACTACCCAAATAGTGTATTTTTTTAGGTAGTTTTTATATTCATTCCGATTCCGTGTCTTCTTCCGTATAAATTGATTAATAAGTTTAGTTGCCACAGCTATTTCAGCATGTACGCTACGATGAATTTGACCTAATGCGCTTGTTCGATTACCATTATTCATTGAACTAACAATAAATTTGGACCCTTTTGTTATAATAGCACCATGCTTAGAATTCATTTGAGATTGCAAGGCTTGGTCATAAGCTAAAGAAGCAAATTTATGTTTTCTACACATAGTCTTTAAGAACACCGTTTTTTAATGCGGTAATTATAAAATAAAAAGTTTCAATTTTAAACTTTAACCTTTTTCCTAAAAAGAAACTTTTAACAAAAGTTTTAACAAAACTATTTATTTTGCTAATATAACAACAAGAATTATTATAAATATTACTAATAATCCTATAAAGATAATGTGAAAAGCATATTTACTGCATTGTTGAATCCTTAAGGTTCTAGAGTTTTTCTTAAATTTATTTCCATTTTCTGTAAGCATTTCAGTCAATCCTTCTATATTATTTAATTTAGATTTTCGTTCATTAAGATTACCTATATGTTTTCTTAAGATATGTCTTGTATCTTCAATACTATCACTCATTTTTTCGGTATCATAATATTTATTTTTGATTGTATATGGAGCATTTTCACTTCTATAATCCCATAGTTTATCTTGTTTATCATAATCATTATTATTAGTAGCATAGTTTATATTTGTATTATCATAAGTATTATAACTATTATTAGGTGGATTCCAACTATTATCAAATGTAGGTTTCCATATATCATGAGTATTCTTAAACTCTGTAGGTTCTTCTAAATTGATTGACCTGAATGCATTACTATTAATAGAATTATCTATAGAATTATCTCTATATTCATTATCTTCTGTAACCGACAAATATAACGATGGTTGATCTATTTCTTCATCTTGAAATTCATGATATTCTATATTATTATGATTATCCATTAATTAAATAATAAAATTATTCTTTAAATCAAAAATTATTTTGGTCTAAGCTTTTTGAAAAGCTTAAAAATACTTTTTCATAAAAACTTTTTTCTAAAAAGTTTTAAAATATAAAAATAAAAAAAACTTTTTCATAAAAGTTTAGACAAAAACATTATTTTTTTATTATTTTTGCTATACTTTTTATAAAAAGTTTAGACAAAAACATTATTTTTTTTATTATTTTTGCTATACTTTTTATAAAAGTATTTAGTTGGAGTATGCGAGACCACCCATACCACTCATGATTCGGAGAACATTGTAGTTGACGGCGTAAATATTTAATTCTTGAGCATCATTTGCTAATTCAAGTCTAGCATTATCAATTCTTGAGAAATTGCATGTTCCGGATGGTTGGTGTTCTTCTGGTTTAAGAGCAAAAGAGTATACAGCAATTCCATCCTCTGCTTTATTCGAACCCACACCACCAAATCCTGAATGATGTTGCCATACTTGAGCTCTAGTAAAGTATAAACGGTCTCTCGCAGAAAATCTATCATGTCCATTAAGTTTTAATGTATATTGTTCATTAGGCTTTAATACAGCGGATGATACTTCACCAGCAGCGGCACCCGCCCCCCATTCTCTAGGTCCAGTCCATACAAGTTCTTTAACTGGATGATTAAAATTAAGTTCATGTGATTTTGATGATGAAGAATTCATCTGTTGTACTTGTTCAATAAGATATTCATGCGATTGTTGGGCGAATCTACGTCTTTCATCTGTATCTAAATATATATAATCAACATATAATTTAGTAGAACCACTTGTAACTAAAGCAGCACTAAATGCTAGTTTTACTTTGACTTCGTGGTATTGAAGGGCAATTAATGGAAGAGCAAGACCTGGATTTCTGCAAAACCAAAATTGTAATGGAATAAAAAGCATACCCGGCTTCTTGGCACCAGCACTTCCAACACCAGCTTGGACTCCGCCGGCACATGCCATTTTTTGGAATTTTGTAAAAGTACCCTCAGTTGCCATATCATTTATTAAAGTATTTGAAGTACCTAATGAATTTGGTTCAGTTAATTCTGCCCAAACTTCCATCCAGTGACCATAATGTTTATCTATACGTTGACCACCAATTTCAAGTTCAACATAATCTATTAAAGCATGTCCATAATTATTTTCTTGAACATCACCACCTGGGTTATGTTGAATGAAAACACGTCCAATAAGATCACCATTTCTTGAAATAGTAGATGTTACTGATGAACTAGGAGCAACTGAACCATTAAGTGTTTGTTCAATAGATTCCATCGAGAAATTAGTGTGTCGTCTGTAAACTACTTTGAAAAAAGTAATTTGTGGATTTCCTGTAAGATAAATATCTTGAGCGCCATAAGCGACTAATTGCATTAAACCTCCTCCCATTTTATACTATAAGCAAAGAAAATAATTTTGAGAAAAAACGTAATTTAATTAAAATTCTTTTTATAAAAAATTAATACAAAAATAAATTTGTATAAAAAAGTTTAGGACATAAACAAAACAAAAAAATACTTTTTATAAAAAAGTAAAATCAAAAATTAATTTTGGTAAAGCTTTTGGAAAAGCTTACTTTTTATAAAAAAGAGTAATAATAGATTTCCTAAAATTAATTTTGGTAAAGCTTACTTTTTATAAAAAAGAGTAATAATAGATTTCCTAAAATTAATTTTGGTAAAGCTTACTTTTTATAAAAAAGAGTAATAATAGATTTCCTAAAAAAATATTACTTTCTTAAAGAAAATTAATAAAATATAAATTAAATAAAAACTATTTTTTTTTTGACTAAACTTTTTCTTAAAAGGTTTATTTTTTGTCTAAACTTTTTCTTAAAAGGTTTATTTTTTGTCTAAACTTTTTCTTAAAAAGTTTTTTTCTTAAAAAGTTTATTTTTTGTCTAAACTTTTTCTTAAAGTTTATTTTTTCTTAAAAAGTTTATTTTTTGTCTAAACTTTTTCTTAAAAAGTTTATTTTTTCTTAAAAAGTTTTTAGTTGGAGTATGCGAGACCACCCATACCACTCATAATTCTTAATACATTATAATTAACTGCATATATGTTAACAATTCCGCTTGGAGCACTCTCAAAGTTCAACTTGGCAGTGTCAATTCGCGAAAAATTGCACGTTCCAGATGGTTGGTGTTCTTCTGGCTTGAGGGCAAATGAATAGCAGTTAACCTTTGCTGTAAGTTGTGAAGTTCTTGCTGGGACTAGACCAGAAGAGTTTGTTCCTAAAGAAAATATTCTTAATCTATCACTTCCTGCTGCAGCACCACCACTATGAATATCTACATCAAAACCAATAGATTTTGCACCACCAGTTCCTGCTGACCCAACAGAATTGCATGTGGCAAATGATATTGTAGAATCATTAGTTACATTAGCATCATGATGATGAACTAAATATTTATTTCCAACAACAAAAGCACCTACTTGGTCTTCTGCTAATTGAACAAACTTACGACTACCAGCGGCATCATTATTTGAGATAGTGTCAGCAGCAGCTAAAGCAATAAATGTATTATTAGAAAGATCTGTATCTGCATCATAAGCAGTAGCAACACCTGTTGCATTTACTACTAAAGTAGTATTTTGCAAATTGGGTGCTGCTAAACCAGGCATATTTTGACCAGGAACAGCTGTGTGGTGATCAAAAGGTTGTCTAAGTTGAAAGTATTCTTCCTCTTGCTTTGAAAATCTATCGTGTCCATTAAGAACAAGTCTTGCGTCTCCATATGAATCACCTGTCCAGATAAGTTCTTTAACTGGATGATTAAAGTTTAGTTTCATGGATTTTGATCCAGTCTCACTTTGTCTCTGTAATTGTTCAATAAGATATTCGTGCGATTGCTGAGCGAATCTTCTTCGTTCATCAGTATCAAGATATATATAATCTACAATAACTTTAAATTCAGCGTCTACAACTCCAACGGTGGTAGTAGTTCCCCATGTGAATTTGAGCTTTACTTCGTGGTATTGAAGTGCTATAAGTGGAAGAGCAAGACCTGGATTTCTGCAAAACCAAAAGTTAAGCGGAACTTGAACCATGCCAACACCTGTAGTTCCACTAGAACCAACACAACCGGTCATTGCTTTAAGACCTTGTGCTTTTGAATCTTGTGTCGATAATTCATTCCATATTTCATTCCATTCTTGATAGTGTTTGTCAATTCGTTGACCTCCAATTTCAAGTTCTACTTCACTAACTATAGCACTACCATTTTCAATAGATGCCGTTGATGATGTCACATATACTTTGTGAACTAAATCACCATTTCGAGAAACAGTAACAGTACCTGATGTTGCTGATCCAGAAGATTTCTGTGTACCATTAATAGTTTGTTCAATAGCTTCCATCGAGAAATTAGTATGACGTCTGTAAACAACTTTAAAGAAAGTAATTTGTGGATTTCCTGTAAGATAGATATCTTGAGCGCCATAAGCGACTAATTGCATTAAACCTCCTCCCATTTTATACTATAAGCAAAGAAAATAATTTTGTGAAAAAAATTAATTAATTTATAAATAATATAAATTGAATCATTAATAAAAAAAAATATTTAATTAGAGTAAGCAAGACCACCCATACCACTCATAATTCTAAGAACATTATAGTTAATAGCATAAACAGTTAAAGTTGTATTAGCATATGTGTTTTCTGATGTAAATACTAATTTAGCATTATCAATTCTAGAAAAGTTACATGTTCCCGATGGTTGATGTTCTTCTGGTTTAATAGCAAAAGAATAATTGTAAATATGTTTTGTAGGCATTTTATGTCCAGCTTGAACTGGTTGTACTGTTCTGAAGTAAGAAGCATTTCTTTCTCTAAATCTATCATGACCATTAAGTAATAATTTAACTTTACCGAAACTTTCATATGATTTTTGTCCATTAATATATTCAACATCCTTATCTAACCCAATACTGTAATTAAAATAATCATTATTATGTAATTTATCGTCACCATCGCTTTTATTAAGTATAGCATTAATAATTTCACTAGAATTATTTGTATTTTCAGTTATAACAGTATCATCTTGCATTACCCAAATTAATTCTTTAACTGGATGATTAAAATTTATATTTTGACTTGTAGACATTTCTGATTCTTCTCGTTGAAGTTGTTCAATAAGATATTCGTGCGATTGTTGAGCAAACCGTCTACGTTCATCAGTATCTAAATATATATAATCAACCCATAAAGTACAAGTAGGACTAGCAGCAGTACCACTTAATTTTTTTGTACTATTCACTAATCCGAGCATTCCTCGTGTCATGAGTTTAATTTTAACTTCATGATATTGTAGAGCAATAAGAGGAAGTGCCAAACCAGGATTTCGGTTGAACCAAAATTTTAATGGAATATAAGTTGTTAAAGCATCCATATCTGCATCCTTTATAGCACCTTTATCTAAATATGTATCTTTTGCTTTGTGTTTATTTAACATAATATGTTCAGATTCATCATGATCAGTTAATTCATTATATATATCTAAAAATTGTCCATAATGTTTATCTATTTTTTGACCACCTATTTCAATATCAACTTCTTTAACAAAAGCGTGTCCTGTATTATTAGTCCATTGAGTAGACGATTCGTCTTCGGCTGACTTCAATCCAGGTGCGAATTTAACTTCTAAATGCATATTTGAAATTAAATCACCATTTCTTGAAATAATTGCAGTAACTACAGAAGATGATTCACTGATCTGACCACTAAATGTTTGTTCAATACATTCAATAGAGAAATTAGTGTGCCGTCTGTAAACAACTTTAAAGAAAGTAATTTGTGGATTTCCTGTAAGATAAATGTCTTGTGCACCGTAAGCGACTAATTGCATTAAACCTCCTCCCATTATATATATATATATACAAAGAAAATAAATAAAATAAATAATAAAATATATTTAACAATTTAATAAAAGATTAAAGTTTAAAATTGATATAAAAAGAAAGATATAAATTAATAATAATGGATAGAAACATTACTATTTGCGCAACAGATTTAACTGTAATTACAGGACATAATCCATATAAGTCTAAAGATGAGTTAGTATTAAAGTTTTGGCAAAGATATTTTAAATCAGATTATTTAGAATGTGTTGAAAACCTTAAGAAAAAAAATATTAAGTTAAAAAAGGAAGAAACCGATTATGAAGTGGTTAAAAGAATAGTTAAGGAAAATAATATAAATTTAGGTGGTGATTTGTACAAATGTTTTAAATCTAATAATATTAATGATTTAAATAAAGATAAAGCTAAAGTAATGAAGAAAATAGAGTTATCCCTTCCTGAATCAAAGCAACATGAATTTAATAAATCATTTAATACAATTACTAATACTAACTTTGGTATTAAATATGAAAATAAAGGTTGTGATTTGTATGAATCTAAAACAAATTCTAAAGTAATAAAAACTTCTAAATATTATAAAACAGAATTATTTCAAATACCTAATGAATATGATAAAATAGATACATGGGGTATAGGTGGGAAAATAGACGGAATATTATTGCCTGAAAATAAAATAGTTGAAATTAAAAATAGAGTTAAAAAATTGTTTTATTCTTTAAGGGATTATGAAAAAGTCCAGTGCTTCGTTTATATGTTTTTATTGGAATCGGATACTACAGATTTAGTTGAAGTCTTAAAGCAAAAAGACAATAATTCAATTAATATAATTAATGTCAAATTTAATGAGCATTTTTGGGAAGAAGAAATTATGATGCGACTTGAAGAATTTATTAGTGATTTCTATATATTTCTTGAAGACCCTAAAAAGAAAATGGCATTAATAACAGAATGTGATGAATTATAATTAAATTTAATTAATTTATTTCTGGAACTATAATATAAAATGTTTGGAGGTAGTTGTAGTTTAAAGGGTGGATACAGAATTGCTAAAAGGCATTATTTAAAGAAAACTATTAAAAAGCGTTCAAAAGGTCTTAAGAGGCGATCTAAAAGTATTAAGAGACGATCTAAAAGTCTAAAAAAAAGTGGTGGAGGACATCGTGGAGGTGGTAGTTGTGGTTCATCTCTTGGTTCATACATAAAACCTTATAAAAAAAGAGGAGGTGGTCGTACACACAAATATCCTGAGGGTCATCATTAATTAATTAAATTAATTAAATTAAATTTATTTAATTTCTTTGCATATAGTATAAAATGATTGGTGGTTTAAGAAGAAGAAGCTCAAGACGTGTTTCGCGAAGAACTAGTAGAAGAACTAGTAGAAGATCAGGTAGACGAGTTCAAAGAAGTTCAAGGCGTGTAGCAAGAAGAAGTCGTGGACGAAGAACAAGTAAAAGAAGTGGACGAAGAATAAGTAGAAGAAGTGGACGAAGAAGAAGAGGACATCGTGGAGGTGGTAGTTGTGGAAGCCCTAGAGTAAATGAACAAGGTGGAGGTGGAAGTTGTGATGGAAATAGATTTCAAACTGGATCTGGTATAAGTTTAGAAAAAAAAGAAGAAGCTTAAATTTATTTCTTAAAAGTAATAGTTAAATCTTCATTATATTTTTTAGTTTGAATAAAACTATAATTATTTATTTTTTCATTCATTGATTCTTTATTTGATTCAATATTATTATTAGTATTCATTCTTTGTGGATTGGCTAATTCAAGATTCATATGTGAGTTTGCATTCAAATTAAGATCACGTTCAAGCTGTGTCTGATTCGTATTATTTTTCTCATTTATAGTTTTAGATTCTGATTCTTTTACTTCTAAAGAACTTAAAAGATTATTAAGACTGCTATAATCCATTAAATAAACTTTAGAAAAGTTTTAACAAATTCAAACTTTTTAGTAAAAAGTTTTAAATCAAAAATAATTTTGGTAAAGCTTTTGGAAAAGCTTACTTTTTAGAAAAAAAAGGTAAAGATAATGGATTGGAAAATCTATCAACCCTCTAACTAACAGATACAAAAAAACTTAATAAGTATTTTGATATAACCTCTTAAAATTGATTATTTATTAATTATAATAATTAAATAAATGTGGAGAATTGTAGGATTACCATGGCCTTCGAGCCGATTGATTGCATCATCTTTAGATTCTAATATATTGAAATCACATAAATTAAAGGCAAAAATAAATAATAATATTAAAAATAGTAATATAAAAACAGATAAAAAGCAGAATAAATATGATCCAGAATTAGGAATTGAGTTCCCGAGTAGTAGATTTAATTAATTCCTTAAGTTCCATTATTTCTTTTTTTAGGTCTTCTTTTTCTAAAATAACAAAATCTTCATCTTCTTTTTTATATTCAATAGAATAATTACTTTTGTATATATATACAACACCATTAAATAATTTACTACTGGTCCACCAAATCATACCAAAAGAAAAATCTAATATATAGTATCCACAATAAAATAATAGCATATTATAAATAAACTTTAGAAAAGTTTTAAATCAAAAATAAACTTTAGAAAAGTTTTAAATCAAAAATAAACTTTAGAAAAGTTTTAAATCAAAAATAAACTTTAGAAAAGTTTTAAATCAAAAATAAACTTTAGAAAAGTCTATAAAATCTTAATAGTTTGACAACTTGCCTCTAACCTTTAATTTTAATTTAAATAATGTACTAATATTAAATAATAGCACTAAGAATAAAATAACTAATGTTAAGGCATTCAATAAATGTCTTGTAGTTTTTTGTTGTGAATGTTTTGTTTCTTCAATTGATTTTACAACTAAATATATTAATATTGGATAAAGAACTATCATAAATAAATTACACAAACCTAGTATATTCGAACCAAGACTACATGAACGTAATAATGTTTGACTTACTCCAATAATTACAAAAATACAGATTGTAAATACAAAAAAATTATTATCACTATACATATAATAATAGGCAATATTTTAAGTTGTTATAATTTGTTTAGATTTTTCCGCCTTTAGATAAATTATCTATTGCCCATAAAGGCTGTAAATTTGTATAATGAAAACATTTTTTTTGTTCTTCGCCATCTAATAAATTAAAAGAACAACATGGTTTTATATGGTCTATATGCCATTCACCATGGTTTTCCCAAGTCATACCATCAGTGAATTTTGCTGCTATATAGCCTTTTAAAAACTTTATATCACATCCAGTTAATTCCATCGTATTATTATTTTTACAAGCTCTTTTGGCTTTTAATGCAGAACCAAGTCTGCTTCTAAGTGTTTTTACTAATTTAAATTCCGGATCAGTTAATTTCCGTTTTTTTTCGTATTTATTCATGTTATCTTGAATTTTTCGGCGGTTTTCTTTTCTATAATCAGTTAAACATGTTTTACAATCATTTCTTAATTTATCCCAATGACTTTTTAATTCATTATAGTCTGTTAATGGTTTCCAAAGTTTGCATCTACAACATTTCTTCCCTATTACAGAATCTATAGTCTCATGTGGAATACGATGTTGAGATGGTTTACTTTTTATTAGGTCTTCATATTCTTTTTCTTTTTTTATTTCATCCCATGATTTAACTTCTTGAATCTCATTTGTTTCATCAACCAATTTAAATATATAATTACCAGTTTGTTCTATATGTTTTTTAAGAACCTTATTAATATTTGATGGTTGTAGGTTTAATTTATTGGCTGCATCACGTTGAGACTTAAATTTAGTCCAGTTGAGAGGGATATCTTCTAAATTTAAAGGTTTTCCATATAAAACCTTAATAGTTGCCTTTTTATTTCTTTTTTCTATAGTTTTTAATTTATTATAGTCTGAAATTCTTTCTTTGTTTTTTGCTCTCCATAATTTAGCTTTATCTCGGCAATCTCTGCAATTTTTTAATGTTTTAGAATTCTCTACAAAACTGTCTGAATCTTTTTCTTGAGAACACTTTGTACACTTCATATAATATAAAAACGCATTTTATGTTTAAGCGGATATAATTTAATTATTTACGAAGTATGCGAATTAACGGAGTCGGAGAACTAAATGAAGTGTGCTTTCTTTTTGTATGTTATAGTCTGATAGGGTTCTACCATCTTCAAGCTGCTTACCTGCAAAAATGAGCCGTTGTTGATCTGGTGGAATTCCTTCTTTATCTTGAATTTTAGCTTTAACGTTTTCAATCGAATCACTTGGTTCAACTTCAAGTGTAATAGTTTTTCCAGTTAGAGTTTTCACGAATATTTGCATCTTTATAATAATAAGTTAAGATTATATTTTTAAATAAACTTTTTAAAAGTTTTAACAAATAAACTTTAAAGCTTTTAGAAAAACACAATAGAAGTTTTGGTCAAAGCTTTTTGAAAAGCTTACTTTTAGAAAAACACAATAGAAGTTTTGGTCAAAGCTTTTTGAAAAGCTTACTTTTAGAAAAACACAATAGAAGTTTTGGTCAAAGCTTTTTGAAAAGCTTACTTTTAGAAAAAGTAATAGGTTTATTTTTGATATAAACTTTTCTAATGTTTATTTAATGGATTCAAAGTCGATTAAATACAAGTTTAAGAAGTTGTCGCCAATGAATGTAAAGAAATTAAATAAAAATTTGGATAATTATTTTATAAAAATAAATGATAGTTGGTTTAATCTTGTTGATATTTATGGAACTATAAATGATGTAAATCCTGTAACGAAGTTACCTTTTTCTACTCTTGAAAAGAAAAAGATAGTAAAATCATATAAAGAATTGATTGAAGTAGAACCATCTTATTCAGATAATGCTAATTCAAATGAAATACAAAATGAAAAATTATTAACCGATTATATAGATTTATTTGAATCACAAATAAATGAATTATATTCAAAACAAGAAGAAATTTATGCAGTAACACAAACACATCAACACGAATTAGAACAACTTAATATTAAATTATAAATTAACAGCTCTAAACTTTTTGGATTTTCCACCACATCCTTTTTTAGGTTTTACAAATACAATTCTTTTTCTTGAATTATTATTTGCTTTTCGTCTCATTGCACAAGGACTAACACCTCTACGCTTCATGGCGCAAGGACTAACACCTCTACGCTTCATTGCACAAGGACTAACACCTCTACGCTTCATTGCACAAGGACTAACACCTCTACGCTTCATTGCACGTTTTACCTTTTCCGCTACTAAATGTTGTTTTATAAATTTTGAAAAATCACTTGATGTACGAGGACCTTGATAAGTATTGAACATATTATTAGTATTATTATTATCACTATTATTATCACTATTAATACCACTATTATTACCACTATTATTACCACTATTTTTTAAATTTGTAGCTCCTAAAGTTGGGAAACCTTGTACTGAACTCCCTAAATTATTTATAAGTTGGTCTTTTTGGTCATCTCTTACCCGTGCTAAATTATATTTTTTACCATATGTTTTAACTAATTTAGTCCATTCGTCTTCCATAGAACGACAATGACCACACCAATCAGCATAAAACCATAAGAAAAAATCTTTTTTAGGTAAAACCGAATTAAGTCTGTTTAAATTGCGCGCATTTGTTACATTAATAATCATATACTAAACGCATAGAAAATAATTTTATTCATCTTTATTTTTATTTAACATATTATAAATTGAATTATAATTACATGGGTATACATTATGATAACCAATTACACATCCTCTATCATCTTGTGATCTGTTGCAACAATTATAAGTTCCGGTATTATGATTAAATAAATGATTATGATGATAGCATGCTGATTCGTGATTATCAATTTCTCTATATCCAGCTGAACAATTAATACATTTAAAGGTGTGATTGAGTATATTGAGTTGTTTAGACTTAATATATTTAGTTTCAACAAGCCTTTTTTTCTGTATTTCGTCAATAATCCATTGTGGGGCGCACCACATATCAGCCAAATTTTCTAAATAATCTAATGAAACGCCATCATGAACCGTTAATTTCATGAATCTTAATGAATCAAATAAAGATAAGATTGCAGCTTTATTTTCCCATAGTTCAATGGTGATATGGTCTGATTCTAAAGTTTCTTTTCCATCATCCTTAAATTTTATTAGTGAATTAAAAAACCATTCACCACTAAGATAATCTTCATAATATTTTTTGGGTATAGTCACAGAGCCATCACGGCATTCTAATTTAATAGACATAATGTATATTTACACATAAATCTTAAATATATTTTTAATCAATTTTTAATTCTTTTTTATCTTTAGAATTTTTTATTTTTGTAAATACTTATTTAGTTGATAATGATACATTCACAACTATTTGGTAGTGCCGGCTGGTTTAGTTGGTATATAGTCTTCTATTTTAGTGACATGAAATTTTATAATCTCTTTTTCTGGGGTGTTTACCAGCATGAGCAATGTATCACATGATTTGAATATAACAACAAAATATGTATCATTAACATAAGAATATCCACTTAACTCAGTTTTATCAATAAATATAGGATAGTCATTCTCATCAGCATATATGTATTTTACAACATTTTTTTCCAATGTAAACCTGGTTCCGTCTAAATCGATGAAAAGGGTGTTACCCCACTTTCCATTCATTGTTAGTTGTTTCGATTCCTGCACCGATTCTGGATTGATATATGTGAATATATATGTATTTTTACCATTATTATTAAGTAATTTGTCTAACCCAATGGTTTCATCATAATTATGTGGACACTCTGTAGTAGAGATAGTAGTCGTTGGAACTGGTGTAGTAGCGGCAGCAGTAGTTGGTATATAGTCTTCTATTTTAATGCCATGTACTTTTAGAATCGGTGAGTTATCTTTTTCTGGGTTGGTGTTCAGCATGAACAATGTATTACATGATTTGAATATAACAACACAAGATGTATCAATCATCATCGAATATCCACTTAACTCAGTTTTATCAATAAATATAGGATAGTCATTCTCATCAGCATATATGTGTTTTACAACATTTTCTTCCCATGTATACCTTATTCCTGCCATCTTCAAAAATCGAGTATAACCCCAATTTCCATTCATTGTTAGTTGTTCCGATACCGATCCCGATCCCTGCA